AAATAATATAGAAACAAATACACATAATTATATTTTAACAACAGATCCATTTATACTTAATTTTGAGTTTAATTAATAACTGTGTTTATATTTAAAATTAAGAATATTAAATATAAATAGAAATGAAAAGTAATTTATTATTTATATATTTAAATTCATTGTTGCACACTACATTATCACATATTATGATGCAATTTCCCGTTGCTAGAAGAAGCAAATATAGTGAATACTATGTAAATAATGGATTAGTAGATTATAATATAATAGCGCCTATAAACGAAGGTTATTCATTTCCATGTAAAGGATTTCCAAAAGGTCCATCTACAACAACTATTAATGGAAATACTATTAATATAATATTAGAAGGTTCTGCAATTCATGGTGGTGGTCATTGTCAATTTGGAATTACTACAAATGATAATGATTTCTTAGTATTAAATACAGTTATAAGAAATTGTTTAATATCTGGAATGTCGTATTCTATTCAATTACCGGATAATTTTCCAGAAACTGATATAACAGTTTTTTGGACATGGGTTAATGCAATAGGAAATAGAGAATATTATATGGATTGTGCAGATGTTACTATACAAAATGGAAATACAAATTCACAAGCTACAGTTAACGGCTTGGATTTATTGGTATTAAATCTACCTGGTTATACTCAAATACCAGAATTTCCAAATCAGGGAATGTACGATGGTTCTGAATTGTTTGATACAAGACAAAGCAAAAGTCTTACAGTATTCTCTAATTCATCACCGGCACCAGCACCTGTACCAGCACCTTCCCCAGAACCAGCACCTTCACCAGCACCTTCACCAGCACCTTCACCTGCACCTTCACCTGCACCTTCACCAGCACCTTCACCAGCACCTTCACCTGCACCTTCACCAGCACCTTCACCAGCGCCTTCACCAGTACCAGTACCAGCACCTTCACCAGTACCAGCACCTTCACCTTCACCTTCATCTAGTCTTTCTCCTACAACTACATCAACTACATCAACTACATCAACTACATCAACTTATATATCAACGTCTACTACATCTAATAAAATAGTACCAAGTTCAAGTACAACGATTTCAACTAGAACAAGATCTATTGTTGAAACTCCTAAAATGAGTCAATCTGTAAGATGGTATAAATTGAAAGAAATGACATGTACATCTGATAAATGCGATTAAATAATAATTTATTGAGATATTTAATAAATTATTTTAAAATGAATCAAGTTTTTCTTTAATTAAATTAGAGAATAAATTAGATATATTATTTGTATATTTTTTTTGATTACATACATCTCCTGTTAAGAAATAATTACGAACAGTTGGTTTTAGAGTTTGCCAAAATTCAATAGGTTTATTAAGTATATTATCTAATTTAGTATATAATTCAGTTTGGTTATCAACTATATAAAAAGAAAGTTCAGAATGTGAATTTTTAAGTAAACTAACAGTTACATTTTGAGGATGAAAATATGTAGTTTTATCATAAAAAGTGAAAACTGGAACGCCCATATATAATGCTTCACAACTTGTAGTTGTACCAGAATATGGAAAAGTATCTATAGCAATATCTACTTTATTATATTCTAATAAATGATCTTCGTGTGAAATAGTACAATCTACTATGACAATTCTATAATGAACAGTTTTGTCAAATTTATTTAGAAATGTTTGTTTTATATTTTTATTCAATAATGCTTTGGTTTTAAACATAAATTTTACATTTTCATATTTGATCAAAATTTCATTGAATATTTTGATTACATTATCTGTAATTTTATTTAAACGATTAAAACAACCGATTGTAAGAAATTTATTTTTTAAATATGGTTGTTCATTTGTTAATTCTGATATATTTGTTTGATACAGTTGACCATTTGAATTTTTTTTTGTAATCAAAGGATCATAACATAGAAAACAATTATCTAGATATAATAACTTTTCAGAATAAAATTCCTGAGAAACTTTTGGATTATCGCATATCATATCTGTAATTCTATAATCCATTTCCTTAAGTCCAGTTGTAAATGGATATCCTATATATGTGATTTGTATAGGTGCAGGTTTAAGTGCAAAAATATCTAAACGATTAAAAGCAGTATGACCTGCAAGATCCAAAAGTATATGAATATTATCATTATATATCAAATCAGATGCTTGTTTTGCAGTCATATTTTTAATGAACTTAAAATTCAGACTTTCATTATATAAAGATGTATCAATAATACATTCGGAATAACAAGTTACATTAAATTTACTAGAATCAAAATTTTTTAGAAAAGGTCTAATAAAATAACTAACTGGATGTTCTGCAAAATCTCCAGAAATAATTCCTATATTGATTTTTTTTTCAAATAATGATTTTGGGAAATTATATTTATGATTACCTTTATCTAATAATTTATTGATTAATTTGTGTTGTTTAGTAATATATAATTTATCAATCAATTCGTCAAAAATATAACTTAAATTCATTATTTTGTTTTGAAATGCTATAAAAAATTTAGGAGTAATTTCCAAGGCTTTATTATAACAATCAATAGATTTATTGTTATCTCCATTATAAGATTGCATATGACCATAATTTAAATAAATTTCCGCTAATAAATTTTCTTTATTAGAAATAACTGCTTTTTCTACGTTTTTTATTGCTTTTAGATAAGCTATTTCTGCTAAATCTGTTCTTCGCATTTCAGTATACACAACACCCAAAGCATTTTGAATATCTGGATTAGAATGATCTACATTTTCTGCCTTTAAAAGATAATGTAAAGCTTCAGGCCATGATTTTATTGATCTATAGATAGCTGATAATCCATTATAAGAATTTATAAGTAAATTTTTAATTCGTTGTTTTTCTTTAACTTCAATTTTTTTGTTGTTATTAAGATGATGATTTAATAAAGATATACTTAGTTTATAATGAATTAAAGATTGTTCTAACTTATTTAATTTTTGAAAAACAAATCCTAAATTATAATGAATAATTTCGCTATCAGATGAAAAAATCAAGGCTTCTTGTAATAAAAATGAACATTTTTCTAAATTTTGAATTGTTGGATTTAAAGAATATAAAGAACATAATTGTGTATATATACTTACAATTTGACTTATAGCATTTTTATGTTCAAAATCTACTCTTAAGATAGTATTATAACAATTAATTGCTTTACGAAATATCATTTCTATTTTTTTTTCATTGATATTATGAATTTGTCTAAAATTTGAATTTCCGAAATTTTGAAAAAAATATTCAGAATTAGTTTTATACAAAGTTCCTAAATCAAAATACGTTTGAATAAAATTTTTCTTAGGAAATATTGGTTTACTATCTAATAAAAGATAATCTGTAATATCTGTAAAAGACAATAATTTTTCAAGCTCTTCTATAGCTAAATTTCTATATTCTAAGGTTTGAATTTCAGAATCTGATGTTATAGAATTAGAAATCAAATTATTAGCTTTTTTTAAATAAGTTTGAAAATTTTTTAATTCGTTTTGTTTGTTATTAGACATATTATTATTCTTTAATAAAAACTAAAAATTTAAGTTAAAATTTAGTTTTTTTAAAATTATGAAAATCTAAAAAATGAATTAATAAACATATATTTATAAAATAAATGAATATAGAAGAATTTAAATTTGATACATTATATGGGTTAGATAAAACAAATAAGATAAAAGAATGGAATATTAAAGTGATTAATATGAAGGATTATTCACTTATTATATATACATATGGATATTTGACGGGTAAAAAAACAGAATGTAAAATGACAATAACTCAAGGTAAAAATAAAGGAAAGAAAAATGAAACTACTCATTATGAACAAGCATTATCAGATGCTAAATCTAAATGGAATAAAAAAAAGGATATAGACGGGTATAATGTTGATTTATATTATTTAAAAAATAATGTAGAAAATAGTATAAGAGAAGGAAATAAGGAGTCTAGTAAAAGACCAATGTTAGCACAAGATTTTAAAAAATATCAACATAAAATAATATATCCTTGTTATATCCAACCAAAATTAGATGGTTATAGAATGATTTATGATAATATATTAAAAACATGTTTGACAAGAACTGGAAAAATATATAATATTATATTAAACACAAATTTATATAAAGAGCTTTTAAAAATACAATATACATTAGATGGGGAATTATATGTACATGATGAAAAATTTAAATTCGAACAATATGGTATATTAAGAAAACAAACAATAAATACAGAAAAAGAATTGGATATTTTAGATAAAATAGAATATCATGTATATGATATCGTAGACGAAAATCAAACATATGAAAATAGATTAAAAATATTACAAGAATTTTTTAGTAAACACAAATTTAATAAAATAAAATTAGTAAATACAACAATGTGTAATAAAAGAGATGATATAGTAGAAAATCACAAAATATATACTCAAGATAGCTATGAAGGATCTATTATTAGAAATAGAAAAGGTGTTTATAAATGCAAATTTCGTTCATTTGATTTATTAAAATACAAAGATTTTGACGATGGAGAGTTTGAAATTATAAATTATACATTTGAAAAAGATGTAACAGGAAATGACAAAAAATTAATAGTATGGATATGCAAAACACATGAAAATAAAGAATTTCATGTTCAAAGTAAAGGAACAAGAGAGGAAAGACATGAATTATATTTGAACGCAGATAAATATATAGGCAAGAAATTATGGGTGCAATATTTTGGATTTACAAATGACAATATTCCTAGATTTCCAAAAACATTAAGAGAAGGTAAATTATCTATTCGCGAAGAAATAATATAAATAAAAAATTATTTAAATAATAAAAAGTTATTATTTAAAGCGTTTGTTAATGATCTGTAATTTATTGTAATTGAATAAGTAAGAAATGAGTAATTTATATTCAAGTAAGCCATCAACAAAACCTTTGAAAGGAGGTACAGTGAGTTCTAATTTAGGTGTGTTTGACACAATTAGTGCAAATACAATCTTATTAGAAACTATAAATATTGCAGGTGTATTTGAAGATGGTATTTTATTAGGTGCAACAATAAGAGATTCAACTATTGAAAGTACTATAATTGGAGCTGGTGGAACTGCTTCTGAAGGTTATTTTACGAAATTACAAACTACATCTACTGTAACATTTTATAATAATACATTAACAGAATATGTAAGATGGGATCCTGTAAATTCTATATTTTATATAACAAATGATTTAAGAGTTGATGGATGTTCACAATTAGGTAATTTAGAAATTTGTACAAATACGATTAGAGCGACTAATTCCAACGGAGATGTTATTCTTCGCCCAAATGGAGTTGGAAGTATTTATTTAAATGGTTCTGTATTTAATGTAGTTACAGTTGGAAATTATTATTCAGAATATACAAATGGTAGTATTACGCAAATAGCAAAAAACAATATAATATTAAATTCTACATCGGCATCAATTATATTGACATCAAGAGATACACAAACATTAAGTAGTATAACTGGCAACGTAAATATAAATAGTACAATAGGAAATATAACTTTAAATACTCCAAATTACGTTCAATTATTGGATAATTCTAAATTATCATTTGGAGCAACATGTAATACTATTTTTAGTTCAAGTGGACATTTAAATATAACTACATGTAATGATTTAAATTTACAAGTTCCAAACACAAATAAAATTTTAATACAAGATATTACTAAATTACAATTTTCAACAACTGGTAATAATCAAATTTTTAGTTCAAGTGGATCCTTAAATATAAATAGTAATAATATATTGAATATAAATAATCAATTAACACAAATTAATTCTACAAATGTTAGATTTTATGATCCAATAATAACATTAGCAGACTATGACTTGAGTATAAACGACAATAAAGACAGAGGAGTTGAATTCAAATATTTTGATACAGAAACAAACAGTACAAAATTAGGTTGGTTCGGGTATAAAAATTCTACAGGACGTTTTACATTTATTACTAATGCTACAAATTCAAATGAAATAATATCTGGAGAGATTGGTAATTTAGAATTAAGTAAACTTGTGTTGAATAATGTCATATTATCAGAAGATGGATTAATTGATGTAAGCTGTGGACGTATCATAAATGCACATTTAATCACTGGTTGTACAAATGCGTTAACTATTTCGGCAGGTAATTTTAATGTAGAATCTACAAATAGAATTTATTTAAATTCGCATAATGATATATTGATACCAAATAATATACCAATAAAATTTGGAACAACAGGAAGTTCTATTACTGAAATAACTGGTGGAAATTTAAGGATTTTAGCAAATTCTGATATATATTTAACTACTAAAACTTTTGGAAGTGTAATAGTTCCAACTAATACATATATATCTTTTGATGGATCTACAACTGGACAACAAAGAATTAGTTCTAATACATCTGGAGATTTGAGTATATTAACAAATAAAAATTTATATTTGACAACAACTGGTGGAAATATCATAATTCCAATAAATACAAATGTAAATTTAGGAAATTCTACACAAAGTTTTTATGGAAATACAAGTGGTATTTTTATTATTTCGTCAAATACAACAAGTAATGTAACGTTATCTGGTAATAATAATATAAATTTGAATAGTTCTTTTGGAAATATCAATTTAGATAGCAATAGAGGTGATATAAATTTATTAACAACAAATGGAAATGTAAGAATTCCTACAAATACATTTTTAGTGTTTGATATTTCCGGAACATCAAATAGCATAAGAACAAGCAGTGGAAATTTGATAATAAATGGAAGTGGAAGTAATGAATTAGAATTTAGAAATATAGCTAATATTGATTTATTAGCAACTGCAAATATAAATATACCAACTGATACAAAATTAAATATAGGTTCTAACAATACAAGTTATATATACACTGATAACAGTAATAATACATATATTACAAATACTTTTACAAATGGCAATATAACTGTAACCTCTAATATTCTAAATATAAATAATACAAATACAAATATAACTACAAATTCTTTCAGAATTACACCTAATATAACTTCTGGTAGTACGTTTGTAATAGATTCTGAAAACGTTGAATTTAAAGATCAAATATTAACAATTGCAAATTATGATCAAACTTTAACAGATTTATCAGATAGAGGAATTGCATATAAATATTATACAACGACAGGAAATACTCTTGCTTGGTTTGGTATGAAAACGGATACAAATAGATTTTCATATTTGCTAAATGCACAAAATACAAATAATGTTATGACTGGAACATTTGGCGATTTTGAAATAGGTTCTTTATATATAAATAGAGATATCATATTTAACACAAGAGGCAATTTAAATATAGCATGTGGTACTTTAGGTAACGTGAATACAATAACTGGATGTGGTACACAATTAACAATAACAACTGGAAACATAAGATTAATAGCAAATACATCTATAGAAATACCAACAGATACACCTATTAATTTTGGAAGTATTGGCAATTTTAAAATATTATGCAATACATCTGGAAACTTGACATTTCAATCCAATGATTTAACATTAGATGTAATAAATTCTACGAATATATTATCTACAAATACAAGATTTAATGATCCAATATTGACAATTTCTGGAGTAAATACACCCAGTTCAAATGATTTAAAAGATAAGGGTATAGAGTTTAGATGGCATAATAATACAACAAGTAAATTAGGATATTTTGGATATAAAGAAAATACTGGTAGATTTGTATTCATAAGAGATGCTACAAATATAAATGAAGTTATATCAGGTAGTTATTCAGATGTAGAATTTGGAAATGCATATCTTAATAATATAAATTTAAATAATGGTATCATTTCTGGAACCCGTGAAATTTCTGGTGGACAAATAAGTATAAAAACAACATCTGGTAATATTAATCTTACACCTACACAAGGCAGTAACGTTATTTTACCATTTGATTCAAAATTGTCGTTTGGTAATACTACTAATTCTATTTCTAGTGATAGTAGCGGTAACTTAAAAATATTTTCAAATGGAGGGACAATGATTAATGCAACAAATGGTAGTTTAGAATTAAATTCAAATACATCTGTAAATTTTTTGAAAGATATTCCTGTAAATATTGGAGATGCATCAATTACATATAATAGTAGTACAAGTAATTTAAATATAACAAATAATGAAGGCGATATATTTTTACATCCAGAAACAAAAGTTAATATTCCGATTAACAATTATTTGACATTTGGATCTACAGATAATAGTATCATAAGTGACGGGACACAGTTATATGTTAATGGATTAAATGCTATACAGTTATCTTCGGGAAATGTAAATATAAATGGTAATTTAAATATTATAGGTACACTTACAAGTTCTGCAATAGATTTTGATATAAATAAATATATACTACCACTTGGTACATATCAAATATTAGATATAACTAACATAACAACAAACAACTTAACTACAACTGGAAATATAATAATTACAACAAATACAGTTAATAATTTAGTTTTAACAGATTCTGTAATTCTAAAAAATACAAATTCAACTCCTAATATAGATGGTACATATCAAATAAGGGAAATAATATCACCGACAAGATTTACGATTTCTGCGGGTACAATAAATGAAGCTGGATCTGACGGTACTGTTAAAAGTAATTTAACACTTGATCAAGGTAAAGACGTTGGAATACAAGTAAATTATTGGAGTACTGTAGGAAATA